ATAGGTGACTTTATTATTTCATTAAACTCATCGTCAAGAGTAAAATTAATATAGAAATCCATCAATTGCAGATAATGGTTTATCTGCTTATTCATTATAGGAAGATATCTCTTAATAATTTTAGACTTGACCCCACCATCTCTCATCAAAGAGCTTGCAAACTCCAAGTAAGACATGTCTTCTGTTTGTATGGACTTATTACTTTCTGCTTCCTTCAGATCTGTTTGTAGTTTCTTAAGTGTAGATCGTTCAGTATCTCTGTCTGCAATTTGATCGGTAATGTCTTGAACTTCTTGTTCAAATTCTCTGATCTGTCGTTGATATTCAGATACTTTAAAATTGTTTGTTGAAACGTCATTCGTTAATTGTGAGACCTGCTGAGAGACATCTATAAACCTTTGGTTCTTTTCTTGTTCTTTGGTTATAGACTTTTGAAGATCTTTGTAAGCGGAGTTAATCTCCTTTACCTTCTCCTCGATTTCGCCCACCCTATTTAGCCTAAAGTCCTCTTGAATATCCTGTTCACATGTAGGACAAACCGTATTATCATTAAAGAATTTATGTTCTGATGTTATAGTTTGTATCCGTTGATCCAGTTTAGCCTGGATTGTATTCATCTTTTTAAGAGCAGTCTTTGAAGAAGATAACCTCTTTAACTCTTCTTGATGAGACTCTGACTTACTAAGATAATCCTCATTCTCTTTTAACAGATCTTTAATGTCCTTATGAAGTCCATCTAACCTTTGTTCTCTATTCTTAATAGTATCTTTACTCTTTCTATCAAGATCCGCAATAAAATTCTTTTGCATCTGGATCTTCTCTTCTGCAATATCTTTTTTAACAGAGAGTTCCCTTATTGTTTCATTTATGCCACGCATCCTTTCTCTAAGGATAGTCGACATACCTGAGAATATCTTAATATCTAAAAGATCCTCAACAATCTCTCTCCTGTGTGAGGATTTTAATTGCATGAATGGTACAAAGGTTGCAGAACCTAAGATAACCGTCTGGGTAAATGACTTAAAATTAAGTTTTAAAATATTATCTTCAAGATGTTTCTGTTGATCTATAGCAGAAGCAAACTGGTCTTGAACCTTTCCATCAATATAGATCTCAAATAAATTTGGCTTTATTCCCCTAACAATCTGATAATCTCTAGAACTTATAGAGAACGATACTTGTACTTCACATTCCTTCTCATTCATTGTATTAACCAACTGACCTTTTGATATCTTTCTAAAAGGTTTGTTGAATAAAACAAAACACAATGCATCTAAAATAGTACTCTTTCCAGCACCATTAGCACCAACTATTAAATTTGTAGTAGATTTTGTAATATCAATCTCTATCCACCTATTGCCTGTGGATAGAAAGTTACGCCACCGTATCGTCTTGAATGTAATCATAATCAGTTGGTGGTATCACAATATCATCAGGAGTGATGATAACATATCTGTAGTTGTGGTTTTTACAAGTTTCAAAAGCAAGTTGGTCGTCTATTTCGACTACTGATAATGGTGCTGAGTCATCTGCTTCTAAAAGACCCATATACCTTGTTGCATCATCCTCTTGCTGGAACAAATACAAAGCTTGATTGCCTTGATCGTCTTTACAAGCATAGGCTCCTGAGCCTTCTTGTCCAGAAAGGGATAGTATAAACATACGTCAAACCATTTCGCAAGCTTCCATGTAGACTTCCTTTAAAAGTTCCTTTACTCGGTCCTTCTTAAGTTCAAAATCTGAATCTTCGATATATTTATTTAAAAGTGTTAAGGTATCCTCTACCTTTTCACCATCAAACTCTACCTCTGCATCATTGATCTCCGTGTTTTCGATAATTTTGAGGTCCGATACCCCAGAGTCAAGCAGTCTATCAACAAACTTCTGATATTGCAACTGATTTGTTTTCTTCCTGACAATTAATTTAACAATCTTATCATGATACCGATGTGCAGGGAAGGCAGCAGCAGGAGTATCTTCATAATATATCTTCTCAAATATATGATATGGGTTCTCAACAAACTCCATAGTCATATCATCTGTATCAAGAATATTAAACCCTCTCTTATCACCACAATCATTCCAATACATCTCATATGGATTACCTAAGTAAAAGGTTTGTCCATCATTACTTCTAGTATGATAGTGTCCTGAGAATACTGTATCAAACTTGGAAATGATTTCCTTATCAATACCTCTCTGTTGAACACAGCCTGGATATAATTCAAACCCATGTAACTCTAGGTGACCAAAAGCAATCTTAGATTTCGTGGATGCAATAGCAGATTCAGTTTCTGCAAAATTGTCTTCGCAGATCCAAGGGAGCATGAAGGCTTTGAACCCGTTAATATCATATTCTCCAGGCTTAGATATAGGGACAATGTTATCGTAACTGCATAGAAGAGAATCAACAGAGTTAATCTTATTGGTATTCTTATAATAAACATCATGATTACCTACTAATTGCCATAATTTAATATCTAAATTTTTAAATCTATCATATACATTCTCTTTTGCCCAATTAAGAGACCAGTAATCTACATTCTTCCTATTATCAAAAGCATCACCCATGTGTATGCAGTATTTTATATCCCTCTTCTCTAACTCAGGAAAGAAAATATCATCATAAAATTTTTGCCAGAACTCATGAAAAGTTTTGCTCCCTCTCCTTCCACCAAAGTGAGTGTCAGTTATAATTGCAATTTTCATTTGTCTTTAGATCTATTAATAAGACTAATGAATTTATCGTTAGCAAAAGTTCCAGCAAGACATACATCTATATCATCCCCATCTTTCCAATTCTCAGTACCATCCTTCTTGGTATGAGCCAATGCCTCAGTCAGGTCATCAATAATCTTTTGGGTGATCTTCATTGATACATCTTCGTTTGAACTGCTTCCTTTATAGAATTGTAGTCAGAAGGACTGCCGTAATCATCATCAACAGTGAATACTTCATCGTACCCCGACTTCTCAATGATTTTTGTACGGATCTCCATTTGTTTCTTCTCTTTCTGGATCCTCCGAAGAAATGCGTAGTGTATAATCTGGGTGAAGTATGCAAAAGGATTTGTAGATTTCTCTGGATTGAAGTTATGTATGTATTGAACGCAGTTTTCAATTCCATCACAAATCATATCCTCCCTAAACATATAATTCACGAAGTTTGGTTTGTACGACAGGTGTGTCGCAATCTTTAAGAAACACTCTCCAAGGTAATTACTAATACGTGGTTTAGGATCACCTTTATCTAAAGCTTCCTTTACATCCGTTTTATATTGTACAATAGCGTACAAAAATTCCTTGTTATTTACATAGTGTTCTGATCTCTTTCGGCCTTTTGCTGCGGGCATATCATCTTTAGCAATCTAACGTTGTTTATATACTACCATAATTATACCTACTTGACAAGTCCCCCGTTTATCAGTATGATAACTCTGCCAGGGTTCAAAGGGATGCTAATCTGGTGTATTTGGAGTATTATTATAAAGCTTCTCTAATTGTTCTCTAGCCTTCTCGACAGAATTTAAATAACCCATCTTCTTGGTTACTTTAATTCTTTCAGAACCATTAGTGAAATTAGCCATAACAAATTTTGTATAGTAAGAAACTACTTCAGAATCTTCAGAAGCTTCTACTACTGTAATGACCTTATCCATAGGAATGATTACCAATCCCTCTTTAGGGATGCTACGTAACCAAGGCATCATTCTTAGACCTTCAGCAGATCCATTAACTGCAACAGTTTCAATTTCTACGGGGTCCGACAAAACCAAAACGGTGCGACCATTTTCTTCCACAGGAAGAACTTCAGCGAAGATCTCTTCGCCAGAGACTAATTTTATAGATCCATAGAATTCTTCGTCCATATTATTTCAGCCTTATTGAGTTAAATTCATAATTAAATTTTTCTTCATTATACACCTTGATCCTTTCGACTAAATGATTTAATGTATAATTACGAATGTGATCACAGGTTGTATCGTCAGCTATGTCATAAAGCATAGCTCGTACCTTACCTTTTCCTTTCCTTAAGACTCTACCGATTGACTGGAGGTTTCTAATTCTGGACTTACTGGGGCTTGCGAACACGATATTGTGAAGACGCTTAATGTTAATGCCAGTACTAAAAGTCCCATAGGACGCAACGATAATCGCATTTTCTTCATTCTCCGTTATTTCTCTGACGGACTCACGATCTTCAACATCTACACCACCGTGGATAAAGAAGACCTTACGTACATCATCTACCGAACTATTTATAGAATTATATAATATTTCTCCGTGAGTTTCAACTCTACTGTAAAGAATTAAAGTGTTACCCTTTAATGTTAAAGATAAATCTCTTATAAAATTATTTCTTTTCTCGTGTGAAATAATGTATTGAACCTCATCTTCATAGGTGTCAAACGTCCTAGGTTCATGTTTCAATACTAATATTCTAATATCCAATTCAGATAGATGACCTTTATCTATAAGGTCTTTTGTTTTGGTTACACTATAACTAGGTCCAAACAACCCTTCCAGTACCCACTTGTGTGTCTGTGCTCCACTTAGAGTACCAGTGAATCCATATCTGTACTTAGTATCTCTAAGTTTAGACATGATACCAACTAGAGATTTGGATTTAAATTGATGCGCTTCATCTCCTATTATGACATCGAATTGAGAAAACCATTTCTTATCCATCTTATAAATGGATTGCCATGTTGTTATAGTTACAATTTTATTAGTACTCTTATGCTGACCTGAATAAACTTTATGACAATATCTTTCAGAGTCCCAACCATACTGTTCAAAGTCCTTGTACATTTGTTCAACAAGAGATGTTGTTGGAACAACTAATAATGTTTTACGTTTATGTCCAACATGATATCTTGCAATAGAATATATCATCAGGGACTTACCTGATCCAGTGGGAGATATAACCAATCTCCTATTATGTTTTAATGCATCATATACTCCTTCAATCTGATAATCTCTTGGTTTAATTTGAGAGATTGAATTCATATAATCTTTTACACCAGTCTTTGATATCTCTTCATTCTGTTCAAAGGGTAATCCATAATGTTCATTGTTAAGAAACTGTACTGTATATTCTGACTTCTTTGCCCACGCAACAATCTTATCAAGAAGACCAACATATATCTCACCAGTAGCAGTTGAAAATAATCTTATCTTACCATCCCAATGCCTACTCCTATATTGAGGCATGAACTTTGCGCCAGGGACATCAAACGTACAATAATCTGATAGTTCCTGTTGAACATGAGGTTGTGCATCTACCGTGAGATAGACCTCATTCTTCTTAGCAATAGTAAGATCAGTCATAACCCCTCGTAAATCTTTGCCATTCAATGGCATTCTTTATTTGGTATGTTCGATTTAATATAACCTTTAATATACTATCAAGATAATCTAACATTATCTGATAGTAATCTATCTTAGCAATACATTTAATTAGGTCTTCATCTCCATCAAAGTATATTCCCAAATCAGACTTTATGACTTTGAAGTCAAAAGGTTTCTCTGCATATACCTCTGGTGATGCTTTACCTGTATAATATTGCCACTTCTCTTTCTTTAAAACTTTATACCTAGTTTCCTGAGCCTTCTTAAGGGTTAGGATATTATTGTATATCTTATAATATTTTGCATGTAAAGCTGGTACTCTCGTTGATTCTGAGTGCAGAAGTTCATTATCAATTACAGAGTCCTTATCCCAAAGTTCTTGTATAAATTCAAGGTTCATTACCTACTAAACTCTCCACATTAAAAATAGTATATTTGAAAGAGGCTGTCGCCATAATATAATTTATATCAGTAACTTGAGCGTTGAATTCCATTGAGCTCAATGAAGAAGGGAATAAACTTTGGAATTCTACTTTAGCTACTGCATTGAAACTACTGTTGTAAATTATTAATGTTCCATCAGAATATGCACTACCTTCTAGATCATCTGGATTGACTGTTAAAGGTATTGTTTCATCTATGGACTCTGGAAAACCTAATGCCCTCATCCAATCATGTATTTGTAAATAATTTTCTAGATTTTCATCTACAAAGAACTGTACTTCAAGATCACCATAAGAAATTTTATCGCCAGGAACTGGGATGTCTTTAAGGTAACTTGCTTGAATAGCAACTCCCAAATTTATATTTGGTATATTTACAGAGTTAGAAAAGAAATCAACTTTAGGAGCTCGTGACAAGTTGAACTTAAATCCAGCAGGGGATAGAAAGTTCCTATTCTTTAATTGTCTATCCCAGGCAGTTGCCTTGCCAGATCCAGTTGTTGCCATTGGCTTTTACTTTTATTTATCTTGTAATTCTGGGTCTTCACAATTTGGATTGATACTTTCAACCATAGTACCACCAACATCAGAACCTGCATCCATGCCCATCATCGTAGCCGCTCCAGCAAGAACCCAACCAACGAAGGGAACCCCAGTGAGAGTAGGGGCCATAGCAGCACCAACACTAGCACCGACCATTTTTCCTGTTGACTTTCCACCACCGATTGCCTCGATGCAGGCGACACTCTTTGGGTCTTGTTGTCCTCCCACTGGATTAGCCACGTTCTGAATCCCATCCATTGTGTATTGTTGCCTGACTTTAACGGTGTTGTTACCCAATCCCAGAAAGCCACCTTTCTTCTTTATATCCCGTTCCACATGCATCACCTTGGGATCGTTTGCACGATATTGAATCCTATATCCTTTCTGTCCTGCCTCTACTTCATAAGATGTATAAGGACCAACAGGAACATTTACTACAGGAAACTTATTTTGTCTGGATATCATACCTATCATACCAATATGTGATAGTCCTATGACCGCACCCAAACTAATGCCAATCCATTTATTCATAATGACAATAATATGGTTTAGTATATAGGCACAAAAAAAGAGACCCCCGAAGGAGTCTCTTTTGAATAAAGGAATTATTTCCTTCTGTCTTACATAAGGTTTTGAACCTTAACACGACGGTAGTAACGGTTAGCGTTA